AAGGTGAGCGGCGCGACCTAAAGTGCGCCCAGGAATGGTCTACATACCATGGTTACTTGGATCGAAAGATTCATCATAACCTATCGTGCATGAACACAACAAAAGCTAACTTATCGAAACCCAACGATAGTTAGATGTACGTTCTTTCACGATCCGAAGATCCTATGTTATCAACTCAAGTGAGCATGCCACACGTTACAAACGTGACACTCATACTCAATCCCAGTTGATTGGGTGCTAGTTTCAAACACTCAAACAAAGGACTTCCCATGTACAAAACCTACTCCTGGACACGACCAAAGTCGTAGTCCCTCTCACTAAATCCTCAAACGGATACCTCCGGGGCCATCATTCCCATGATGGCTACAGTCGTGATTAGTACGCCTAACACGTCGTTACCGTCCACTCGTGCTGAACTTTTGGCTCGGGATCGCAGGATGCAACATCACTGCGTCGAACGGCAAACCGCTTCGACAATTTACCCCATTCCCAGGCTTCCGCAAGGAAATCAGGGAAGGTATCGTCGTCGTAAACAGTCGCCATTCCACCACTATAATACGCTTCTCCAAGCATTATAGCTGAGGTACGCGGCATCACAAAAGGTGTTCTCCACTTCGGTGAGTCAGAACCAGGACACACATCATAGTGCATCTTGAACTTTCTCAACAAAGTGTTCTTGTGACACTGGCAGTCTGTTGCACGGAACTTATGCAACAGCAGGGTCTTTCCACAAGACCCCTCATCCTCAAAGCCAAATCCACCTTGCTCCTTCGGCAAGTGAAGATCCAAAGGGATAGCTGAAAAGTATCTCTGAAAGCTCTTTACATAACGGCCCAAATCGACTTTCAGTCGCTTACACCTCAAATTCATTTGTTTGAAGTTATCAGCAGCTGATTGCCAAAATGCGTACGCCGAGCGATCATCAACTTTCTCCGCAACATTGACCTCACAATCAACGTTGCTACCCTTCTTACGGCCGACAAGTATCCCCAAGTTGCAATATCCCACATCATGGGCAATATATGCAACATAGCGAGTACTTAACTCGGAATACATCTGAGAAAAGACATCAGATGTCACTTCGAGTGCACTCTGCTCTACGGCTCTCGTGCGAATCGAAAGATAGCGAGAGTTGATCATGGCAAATTTGTCAGAGACGTAAGTCTTACCAACACTTTCCACCAAGCCAACCTCACCTATTCTCGACTTCCACTCTCCATAGAGGGAATCTGGTCCTATTAGGAGACAATCATCCCCATTGACCAGTAGCGGCAGATCGTCAAGGCTAAACCGACGACCCCAGACCTTCTCCAAAACCATCCGACAAATTGCGGCATTAACACCACACAAAATCGGAAAGGAGCAAGGATGCCCCATAAGCTGCCCGTTCAACATCTCGACGTCATCAAACGTCGATGTGATCTCTTCCTGTCCAGGGAGCGATGATA